GAGGAAAATGAGTATGGATAAGCCAAGAAAACTTATAAGTAAGTAGAGTGTTGCGCCTGGGGCTGAATACGAGACTTATAAGTTTTCTTGGCTTATCCATACTCATTTTCCTCTGCCCGTCTACCCTAGCACACCCATGCTCCGTCTACTACACTTTTTTTCGGCATTTCTGCCCTATTTTGCCTTGTGTCCAACCACACTTCGGCTCACTTTGTCAATGTTTTTAGTCCATCTATACAACCACAGAAGCTACTTTCCTGTCAAATCGGCCATCCGCGCTTCGTGCCGCTCGATCATCTCCACGTAGGACACCGCCGCCGACCGCGCGAAGTCTCCATAGTGTTCTCTCTCCGCAGCCTCACGCGCCAGCGCAGCCGCTTTCAGGCACTTGAACGAGCCCTTCGACACAGCCACACCCTCCACGCGGATCGTCACGTCCCACATCCGCCACCGCTGCAACCACGACACCCCAGGTATGCCGCTCTTGCTGCTGGTCGACGCCCCTTTGTTCCGCGCATTCTGCTCATAGGACGCTTCTCGAAGGTTGTACCGGCGATTGTGGAGCCCGTGGCCGTCTTTGTGATCCACCACCAGCTTAGGATCCTCGCAGGACACCACGAACCGATGCATCCCCACCGTCCCGTCATAGGTGCTGGTATGAGCGTATATCTCCCCCGCCGGCGTCATCACCCCAGACCACCGCCGCGCTGCTACACGCTCATAATCAGCTTCGTCCACCACAGCCCAGAGCTTACCTTCACTCCCCACAGGAACGACTCTCCACCCTTCTTCCCGCGTCGGAATCCCATGCACGATCACCTTATCCATACTGGTCATTTTACGTTGTGGGAACCGTCCCCAGACACCTAATTTACAGGGGTAGGACCTAGCTTATCCCCATGCGTCGCGTCCGCGTCGTAGACCTTCACAATCTGCGCCACCATGCCCGTCTCAGGATCAATCGGCAACGCCATGACGCAGCTTATGAGAACTCGCCCAGGCGTCCGCTCCACACCACCACGCTTCAACCCGCTTATCAGAGTCCCCTCCGCGACCTCCGCGACGAAGCCGAAGATTTGAGCCTCCGGTAGCTGAATCGCCAGCTTATCGCCCTTCGCCAACTTGTTCCCGATCCGATCCTTCGCCATTCAAGCCTCCATCATGCCGTCAAAATGATACCCTTCCGTTCCGCCTCACGTCTCGCCATCCGTTCCCTAACCTCGATCACTTCCTCATCGCTCATTTGCGGCCCGTCGTACACGCCGATCCGCGCTTGCAGTGCCATACGGTTACGCTCATACGCCTTCGCCAGCCGCCACTGCTGCATCCCCAGCCACAATTTCCCCCTATCAACCCAGCCTTGAAGCCTCAAACCGTGATCCGCCGCGTCTTTCGCTTGCCGCGCTTCCCATTCCAGGCGCGTTTTTGAGGGTTTGACCTCGTTGATCGACTCCAAACCCGCCGGCGACGCCGGTGGTGTTGTGGTATTTGTACTTTCTCCCTTCTTCTCTACGACATTTTTGTCACCCACCCCCACCTGAAAGCCCATGAGGGTATAGACGTTAGTGTCATTCCTGTTATGAAGTACCCTCCTTAGCTGCTTTGCCAGCATACCCATAGACTCCAACGCTCTTTGATACCGCTGTATGGACCTCTCAGACTTCTCCATGAGGCTGGCTAGGAGACGAACAGAGGGATCGGATATTCCTTTCCTCCACAACTCTAGGAGCTTTTTCCAAAACTTTGCCAAAGTTGCGTCCGGAATTAGCTTATCTAGGTTCGAGGGGACCGGAACAAACTCGTAATTGACTTTGGACAACCTTTGCGAAACCCTTATTTTCACAGGATTTTTCGCGGGTTGACTGTTGACATGGAGGCATGGGGATGCTAAGGTTTTTGGTAACACGAAACTCTCCTGTACCATGCGCTTGCAACGCATAGGGGTGTTGACTTGAAAATGTTTTATTCGGGGTGGCTGGTGTGGCTATCAGTCTCCCTACAGTGGCAGTGGAAGCGGATTGAGGAAACTCAGTCCGCTTTTACTTTGCGCCGCAATAGCGCAAGACCCGCGAACGATTCGCAGGCGCGTGAAACTTCTTAATTTTTGGGAGTGGGCGATTCGCCCCAGTTCAGCAATAGTTTTGACCGTGTTCGGCATGGCTTCCCCTCTCAATCTGACACTTGAGGCTCGGTGGAGTAGTGTCAGCTACTCCACCTAACGCGACGGTGATCAGGCCGTCGTTTAGCCACAATTCGGTTGACTCGCCGCCAAGCCGATTGTTGGTAACTCTAGCACGTTGTTAAACTTAAGCAAGCCCCTAATGTTAAGAATTTAAGGGGGTTACGGTTTTGGTTCTCATAAAGTAACGGTTTACGCTTTAGGCTCAAGTGTTTGAATCCACTTAACCACGGACGGCGGAAGCGTGCTAGAGCCCGTCCGCAACGCATCCAGCCGATCACTCGCCGGCCAGGAGAGCTCGAAATCCTCACCCTCCCATCGCCGCTGAAACACTGGGTAATTGCGCTTTTCGTCATTCAACACGCAGGCGTCGCCGTTCCAGGTCGCGTCATCCGCGCGCTCTACCGAGAACTCCACACCGATGTAAAAAATCCCACCATTCAACCACGTCGAATCCACGAGCTCCCCCGCCGGCGTCACGTTCCACGCGTGCAAATGAGCCATGCGATCCGGAGCCAGCGCGATCCCTTCGATGTAGCGCAGCCCGTCCCGCGCGGCCAGCATTACCGCGTTACCGAAACACTGATGCACAACGCCCGTGGGGAACTCATGCCGCCATGCGACGCGCGGATACTCGACACCGTGATCCGCAACGAAGTCATAGGCCGAACGATAGACGAGGCCTGGGAGCAGCGGATAACGCTTCGCCGTCTTCCGCAGAGCCGCCAGTACGATGGTCAAATCGTAATCGTCACGCACTTACATCCTCACCGACCCGCATCAAGTCTTTCTCGATCAACCAAGCGATAGTCTTCATGCCGTCGCCCTCATCATCGGGAGGAAAATAGGAAGTAATGATGTTGTCCGGTACTTCGAGCCCCCCAACATCTTCGACCAACTTCCCCAGCGCAGTACGCAGAACGAAGCGCATCCCCTCTTCCAGATCCGCAACACGTTCCGCGCGACTGGAATGTGGACGCGGACCAATCGAGTACCACGAATCGCCCTTTGCATAGCGAAAGCGAAAGTTGCAGCTAATCTCCTGCGTCGTTCGATCCTCAACGATGAAGGCGCGAAAGAAAGCCTCCCCAGCAGTATCCAGAGTTACCGCTTTGCCCACCTCATCATCGAGCACCATCAAGACGATCAGCTTTTGATTGTTGCTGTGCCACCCTACAGGTCCGTCATGCTCCTTCATCGAACTAGCCTCCAGTACGAAGGGTGGTATCTCTGCGGCTGCTTATACCCATCAGCAAGTACGGTCCAGGTCCTCCCTCCGTTCATGGTCCTAACTAGGCGTCCACCAGTCGCACCATGCTTAAGAGTGCGCCGCAAGGCTCCTTGCCAAACTACGCGCACCTCCGTATTTGTGCATAGTCGGTTTAGCAAAACATCAATCATCATCAACACTGGGACTTCTACTTCGAGATATCGCTTGTACGCCATCTTTTCCCCGCGTCGCGTATCTGCGGCTCGTTGCTGTGGACTTTTCATAGATTCTCCCACTCCTCTTTCCCAACCGGCCCATCCAGTTCGAGCCGCGTCGACACTACCACCGCCGGCCCCACAATCACATCCTGACGGCCGTAAATGTAAAGCCGCGTCGCAGGGATATTCAGTTCCAGATCCTCGCTTTTGCCATTGTCGTTTATCACCATGAACTCCCCGCCGATGGTGCTCACCACCTGGACGTAGCCGCCCACCAAGCCCTGCAACTCCTCTTCCGTCCAATGAACCCCGTTCGATGGGCGGACCTCCTTCGTCCGCCCATCCGTTCCATAAAGCGTCGCCATTATTCGCCCCCAATCTCAGCCGCCGGCGCGCTGGTCAGGTCGATCACTAACTCCGTGATCCGCGATGCACTCTCGAATCCACTTCCTTTCAGATGGCCCAGGAGAAAAAATAGTTCAGAACGCGGATCCGTCACTTTCGGGAGTAGAGCCGCAGAAGGTTTTGCTTGCGATGCTGGTATTTGTGCTGTCTTAGCCAATGTTTACTCGCTTTCGTGGGGTAGGGGACGCGTCGCTTGACGCATCCGCTCTGCGGTTGGGCCATCATCATATTTGCTCTTGCCGATACGCTTCTTTGCCGCTGCCATGACAACCCGCAGACACCAATGGTTGATTGATAAGGCGTCGAGCGTCGCAGCCTTACGAAGTACCTTGTTGTCCGCGACAGTCATGCGGAGGCTGGTAGAGATATAACCCGACTTTTTTTTGCTGTATCGGTCAGGCCGTGGACTAGCAGATTTACGAGTTGCTTTTTTTGCTGTCATGCCGTCATACTACAACATGCCGTCATGATGAATGCAAGCGTTAGTTGGAGACAGAGAATCCGAGAGGAAAACGAACGGCTGGGGATCAAGCCAACGCCCCGCCGCGAGTACATCGAGGAGGAGCAAGCCCCGCCGCAGGCCTCCGCGCCCAAAGAAGCGCGCCCACGCCACGAAGCCGGACGATTAAACGGGTTAGAAAAGAGATACGCCCAGTACTTAGAGATACGAAGAGTGGTGGGCGAAATCCGATCCTACAAATTTGAATGCATAAAGTTCAGACTTGCGCCGGCAACTTTCTTCAACGTGGACTTTTTAGTGTGGATGGCGGATGGATCATTGGAGTGCCACGAGGTAAAGGGCGGATTCTTTGAAGACGATGCGCGCGTCAAGACAAAAGTGGTAGCAACCCTATTCCCAGAATTTAAGTTCATCGTGGCTAGGGAGAAAGATCGAAAACGTGCAGAGTGGACATTTGAGGAGTTGAAAGCTGAATGATTAAAGGCAGCTACAAAGACCTGACTGGGGAAAAATTTGCTCATCTCACAGTGTTGAAACACGCGGGACATAATAAGCGCGGGGCAGCATTGTGGGAGTGCATATGCGATTGTCCCAGACGAAGAAAAATAATTGTCATCGGAAGCAATCTTAGCTCTGAAAACACTACAAGCTGTGGATGTGAATCAAGAAAAAATAGACGCATACACGGCGATTGCTCAGGAGACAAGACAACCGCTGAGTACCGCATTTGGCTGAACATGAAGACTAGATGTTATTGCCCAAACCGACCCTGCTATCCAGACTACGGGGGAAGAGGGATAACGGTGTGTCCGAGATGGAGGGAAAGTTTTGAATTGTTCCTGGCGGATATGGGTCGACGTCCATCAAAGCGGCATACCCTGGACCGCCGAAACAACGACGGAAATTATGAACCTGAGAATTGCCGTTGGGCGACGCGAAAGCAGCAGGCGCGCAATCAAAGATTCCGCACGAAGGGATTAAAGCTGTGTCGTAGTGAAGTCGAGATTATCAGGGCAGGAGGCTATGACGACGCCCACCTAGCCGCGCGCTTCAAAGTGACGACTAGAACCGTCAGACATATAAGAACCGGAAAAACTTGGAAATATGTGAAGGCGGAACAATGAGAAAAGACACCTATAGCGGAACCGTGATTCATTGCGTGATGTGCATGAAGCCGATTCCGCCCACGCGCAAAAAGGACGCCGTGACGTGCAGCCCAGAATGCACCGTGGCGCGCAAGAACTATTTCCGTTCGCTGGTAGACCAAAGCCATTGCCGCTACTGCAACCGGCCCAGCACCCCAGAGATGCGCGTACTCTTCAATCGATTCGCCAAGTGGATGCGGAAACACGACGGCCAGGAGCCGGAATCGCCGGAAGATTTGGGGATCAAGCCACCCGCCCCGCAGGAGGAATAAACATGGACTTCGCACACCAGATTGTGACCGGGACCGCCTTCCGCTGGACCTTTATCGCCATCGGCTATGTGCTGGGATCCTTCGCCAGCTTCGGCCTCATTAAGCTGTACGGGATCGAGCCGGCCATCGTCACCCAATGCGGAGTAACCTTCCTTATCATGGTGGCGCAACTTATCTCCTTCCGCAGCGAATCCCGACACCTCCACAGAGTCCACGCAGAGCTCGCGGATAGACTGCTAGAGCAGATGGATAGGGAGCGGGAGAAAACAGAGCTTGGGGACGGTTCCCACGACGGAGAAAGACGATGGAAGAGGGACCATTGAACTCGGAAATAGGCCGCGAACTGCTAGCCCATGAATTAGTGGTGAAGACGGTTGTGGTAGTGGGACGCGATGATCGTCCCTATGCTGCAAGCATGTGGGTACGGGAGATTGGGAGCGATGCAGTTGTTTTTTACTCCGGTATCTCCGGAACCTACCTCATGCTGCGTCGCAATCCGGATGAGACGATGCAGGACGATACCGGAACCCGCATCCGCGCTTTTGAATATCGGGGAGCCCTATGAATGGAGACGGCTACAAGGTTCCGTTTTTTGTCTGGGTAGCCCTGATAAGCCTATTCGGACTCGGGATAATCCTAGCCGCATGGGGATGGGGATGAGCGAACAATTCAAGATCGAATGGATCGACCGATTCAAAGAGCCGCAATGCCCACCCGACCCGGCCTACCCAGACGGCATAGATTTGGTGGTTATGCCGAACAGGGACGGATGCACTGTACAACTTCCCTACCCCGCAAAGAGGTGCGGATATTACAGCCTCGAATGCCTTATCTGCGGGAGCCGGATTGGTTGCACCACCGCCGGCAGACCCGACGATCCGCGCTCTATCAAAGTCCCATGTTCGGAGATGCCCAAACAATGAGAATCCTGATGGAGCCAACCGAGCATGTTGTATGGATAGACGGAATCGAATGCCGCCTTTGGAACGGCGTCACCGACGATGACCAACAAGTCTTCGTCTTCGTTCATCGCGTCGCCACAAGAGAAGACATAAAGGAACTATTCGAGCGAACCAGCCCGACGACACTCACAACGAAAGGAGGCTCGATCCAATGAAGAAACGCGACAGGACCGGCGAAGAGAAACAGGTCGACAAGCTAATCAAGATCGGCATCCGCAGGCTGGGGGAGACGCCGGCGCAGGAGCAGGAGCAAGGCTATCGCCACCGCTTCCGCTACGATATGTTCGGACGCATGGGGCAGAATTGCCGCATCCTCAAAAACAGCGGTACACTCAGCCAAATCGAATTTGAAGATGGCTTTATCGCCCAGGTGAGACGAACGGCATTGCGGAGGCGCAACGATGCAACTACCTGAGACCGCCCAAGAGATGAGAGGGATAACCAGCTTTCAGATTTACGGCGACGCCCTGATCGTTGAAGGCGTAAGGATCAGCCTTGTACTCCTCCCCCAGATGCTCTATGAGCTCACGCATCCGGATCCGCGCAAGTGGTACAGGTTCGAGCGCATCGAGGACAAAGTGATCGTTCACGTTCGGATTACAGAGAGTATCGAGCCGCTTTCCCACCCCATTGCCACCGTAGGAGAGTGAGAGATGGACACGTTAAGCGCGGTTCACTTCAAGGCGGTACGGACAGAGATAGAGGGACGGTTTTTCTCGCAGGAAGAGGCTGACAAGCTAAAGGAATATATCGACGTTCACACCATTACAGACCCGCAAATCAGAGTTGAAGCAGCTAAATCATGGGAGAGGTGAAAGAGATGGACACAATGACGCACGCACCGGAAGCCGCGAAGATTTTAGGCGGCAAGGGGAAAAAACTTCACGCCCACGAAATGCACATTCGCCATGCCGATAACGGCGGATACATCGCAAGACACGAACTCCGCGATAAGAACGGCAACCCGCCGGCAGACGGGCAAAAGAGCAGCATCGAAACCCAGCATCCCGATATGGCCGCTCTGCAAGCCATGATTCAGGAACACATGCAGCAGAACGCGCAAGGCCAGCCAGGAGCCGCAGAGCCGGACGACGACGAGGCTTAATGCCAAGCCGCGATCCGCGCTATCGCCGCATCTCGCGTTGCATGAAGCCCGAGATAGTGTGTCGTCTTACCCGTGAAAACTCGCGCCATCCATTTTCCAGTTTTACGATGAAGACTTACACCAACCGTTCCGCTGGTATTGTTGACCCTCATCGCTCTTGGCAGCGGAGATGTAGGCCAGTCCGTGATACGTGGAGGACAAGCAGAGCGCACAACTTCTCCAAAATATCGAATCTCCCCCATCTTCCGAGCCTCCACCGCTTCATCGCACGACCCGAAATATCCCAGGTTCCTTTTCCGTCCGCGAACATTGATGTAAGCCTCCCACTTGCCCAAGGCCCTCATAAAAGAAACGCCGGCGAAACCCGAGGTGTTATTCCGGCTAAGGCCACAATTTTGAGCGTTCCTTCGCTGGGTTATGGCGCGAAGGTTACGACGACGGTTATCGCGCGTGTCCCCGTTCCAGTGGTCCCCCACTTTGCCACGCGGAACTTTAATGATGACGCTATGCATGGGAATAACCTTCCCCTCAGCATTGCGCCGCACAGCGTAATATCCACTCTCTCCCTTAAGTGCGCACCACTGCCATTGATTCAGCCACTCAAAATCTTCCGCGTCGACAGCGGCGACCTGATTTTTTGTGAGGGGAATAAAGCGGTAAGATTCAGAAGACGACACAACATCCTGCGCGATCAGGTTGGTCATACGCAGCCCTCCACGGCTGGGTTGATGTGTCGTCATTTTACGTCAAAGAGGAGTGCTCATGCCCTTTGATTGGAGGCGTCTAAAAGATACTTCGCAGGAAAACAGCGATAACAAAAAATGGCGCGCGGAACTAACGGTGCTAGTGCAGGAGGATGAGGCCATTCGAGAGGCAGGCCGGCGCGTATGCCAATACAACCTCTATGCGCTGTGCCTCATCCTCGGATACTGTCTCGTAGATGAGGAAGTTCACCATGATGCGTTCGTTTTTTTTCAGAAGAAAGAGCCATCCCTAACATTTGTTGAATGGTGTCGCACTCAGTCTCCAAAGCGCGGTTCTCTCCTGCTTCCGCGTGGTGTATATAAAACCACCATCTCCTTAGCTAACTGCGTTCAACTCATCATTTGTTGGCCGCTCACCATCGCCGTCATGATTATGTGCGGACGCCGCGACCTCGCATGGGACTTCGTGGGGCAAGTGGGGAGCTTCTTCTATCGCAAGGCCAACCGCCCCCCGACCCTCTTTCAAGCCCTTTGGCCGGAACTGTGCGTCGAGAAAGAGCCCGACGCCGGCGAGTTTACCGCCGCCCGTCGACAGACCGATCCGGAGATTATCGAGCCGGCCATCTGGGGGGAATCGGTGGAGTCAGGAGTCAGCGGATACCACCCAAACGTCCTAGTCATCGACGACCTTAGTTCCAACCGCAATTCACAGACATTCGCAGCGCGCCAGCAGATCACAAAAAAATACAAATTGAACAGAAAAGTGCTTTTACCGTGGGGCATTGAGAGGAAGGTAGGAACCATCTATGGAACGGGTGATTTTTTCACCGATGAGGTTCTTACCTCACGCCCAGGCAGCATTCAGCGCGTTATAAAACCAGCCCTCACGCTCAAGAATGGAGAACGGCTGGACCCCAACGGTTTTCCGGATGAAGGCGAAGTAATTCTTAACTTCCCCACGATCCTGAGTTACGACTATTTGAAAGCGGAATATGAGAGCGGATTCGATAGTTTTATGACCCAGTACAACCTTGACGAGTACGGAGCCGCCGAGGTGGTTTTCTCGCAGGATCAGATGTTAGCCGCGATGGTGGAAGAGACACAGCTACCGCTAGAAGGAAAAGTCTTCATCCATTGGCGTTTTCCATGCCGGCAAAAAGATTGGAAGACAGCCGCCGCCGTGGTGGGGATGCTGCATCGCAACCGCTGTTATGTGATCGAGGCCTTAGAGGGACATTACAAGCCCAGCCTGTTAGCGAAGCACGTCGTCAATCTCGCGCGCAAGCACAGCCAGCACCGCATCTCTGTTGAAGAGTCCCCCGGCGCGCGCCTCATGGCCCCGGCCATCCACAACTACGCGCTGACTACCGGCTGGGACACGTCGATCGACTGGAAAGATTTCGAGGAGGACACCGGCGAGCGCGACCTTCGGATCCGCAACATCGAATCGCTACTTGCCACCGGACGCCTACTCTTCAACGCCGGCCTCAAGCAGCTTCGAGCCCTGATGTTGGAGTTTACCCAGTACGGCATGTTGCCCGAGAACGCCATACCGGACTGCGTGGCGCGCGTAGCCGACAATCTTCCCCAGAGCATCGCCGCCGAAGACCTGGACGACGAGGACGCCGCGTGGCAAGGCGCGCGCGAGCGCGATCACTACAACATGATTTATGGACGCGGAGCCTACGCGCGACCCGAACCGGAGCCCGAGGAGCAGGAAGTGATCGAGGATCCGCGCATCGAAGATGCAACAACGACCTCACAAGGCTTAGAAGTCTGGATCCCAGGACTCGAATAATGCTCTTGCTCCCCGCACCGCGCCCCGGCATCTGTTACACCGGCAAGCAGCTAACCACAATGGGATCGAAATTCAGCCGGCTAAAGCCAGTCGAGCCGGGAGACCTCTGTTGTCACTGCGGAGCGGACTGCGACGGCGAAGGCTTCGCCAGTGGATTGCAGACCGCCGCGCGGATCAACGGCCATCCGATATGCGCGCGCCCGTCCTGCTACATCGCCCGACTGAGCGAGTACGGAGGACACCGCCATGCCTGTAAGTGCAGATTACAAAAGGCGTAGGAAAAGCGAACTAGCATAATTACTAGAGTTTGTCGCTATGCCGACATAGGGGTAATATTCTGCGAGTAACCCCAAAACGGTAAGGCTTTTAGCCGTAACCCCATGAATTGAAGGAAAGTGGTCAGTACGCCGGCCCGAACTCCCAGGAGTAACCCCCCCACTCCGAGGGAAGAAGGTTCAGGCACAATGGCGACGGCGCAGCTAGTCTCGGACGGTACTTGGAGCTCACCCGTCATCATGCGGGACGTGGACACCTCCACCGACCCCGCCATAGACCCGAAGTACACCGACGCAGCCGCCCTCTCAATCGTCGTTCAGGATTACTTACGCGCGTCCGCGTGGCTGAATGATCGACGTTGGCCGCTCAATTGGTCCGAGACGGACATACTCTATCAATCGCCGCGAACTTTAGGCGTCTTCGAGGGTAGTTCCGTAACCCGCTCGAACGTTTCAAGGTTTACAGTTGCCAAGCAAGTGAACTCTCTAGCCCCTGCCATCTCAGGGGCTATTTTTTCGGACGCAACTCCCTTCCAGGTCAGACCCCGGCCAAACGTACACTCGGACACCGCGCGCGCGTGGACGGAGCTCGTGGCGGAACTGCTGGACCAGATCAGTTTCAAGCAGGAGTTGAGCTATGGCATTCAGGGCATGGTTAATCAGGGGACCGTAATTTTCAAGATCGGCTGGGAGACTGAAACTGTTGTTGAAACCCACTACAAACGCAAGCAGGCCCCGCCGCAAGTGGATATGCCGCTGGGGAACAAGATCACCGTCTTTACCGAAGAGTCCGATGAGTTTGAAGCCGTCGACGTCGAAGTCACCCACAACCGCCCCATCTTCGAGAAATGCGAACTGGGGACCGTCTTCATTGATCCGACCTGGGCGAACCCGAATCAACTTTGGAAAGCAAAATGGATCGTCCACGAACGCTATTTAAATTACGACGACCTTACAAAACTCCGCGACAACGACGATTACGACATACCTTCCGATGAAGTCTTGCGCGCCATCTTCCAGCCCGATAGTTCGGAACAGACCGAGAGCATCGAGGGGACCGAGGAATCGTTAGCCGCGAACACCAGCGTTTTCCATGCCGCCTACCGCGACCAGGACTTTAGCGAAGATCCACTCATGAAGCCGATGCAGGTTTTGGAGTGGTGGGATAAACGTCAGGTACGGGTGGTGCTGCAAAAGAAATGCGTGATCCGCAACGGCAAACACAAACTCCCCGACAAGCCGTTCCTCAGCGCGAATTATTGGGACATAGACAACGCCGGCTTTGGCATGGGAGTGGGACGTATCGCCGGCGCAGACCAGCGCGTAGAGCAGGGGATGATTAATGCACTATTGGATATCCTGGCGTTCGCGGTTCAGCCGGAATATGCCGTCGCGAGGGGAGCGAATGTACCCACCCAGGATCAACGCCGGCGACTGGGCGGCATCCGCATGGTGGACGGCAACGACGCATCGAAGGCAATTGCGCTTGTGGCGCAGCCTCAAGTTCCGCCCGATGCGTGGCGCGCGATGCAATCGGTAGTCGCCAGCAGCGAGAGCGCAACCGGAGCGGATCAGGCCACCGTACAGGGCAGCATCCCAGGCCGAGGATCCAGCATCACCCGCAGCGGAACCGGAGCCGGCATCGTGGGAGCCGCGTCGAGCTCACGCCTGCAATCCCCTGTAGAGCGCGTGATCGACGGCGTATTCCTTCCCTTCCTCACCTTCCTCTTCCAGATGGTGAAAGAACGTATGCCCATCTCTGAGATTCGAGATGTATTGGCAGAGCGAACGACGGACCTAGTGGTGGACTTCCAAGACTTCATGGACGCGCGCGTGAAGTTCGATACCCTAGCCGGAACACGCCTCGCCGCGAAGAACAAGATGGCCCAGGCCCTCCCCTTCCTACTTGAAGTCTTTGGCAACCAAGCCCTCGTCCAACAGCTATCCGAAACCGGATGGAAAGTGAACGCGATGGAGCTTATCAACATGGTCCTAGAGATGAGCGAATGGAAGAACAAGCGCGACCTTGTAATTCCTATGACCGATCAGGAAAAACAGATGATGCAGATGAGCAACCCGGCCACCGTCAAGGCGCAGGCGGACGCCGCCATGCTGCAACAGAAGCACCAGAACGATATGGAACTTGAAGACAGAAAAATATCCGGCCGTATCACCACCCAAGCCGTAAAGACCACCCACACCCCGCTTATCGAATCGCCGCTTGAAAGAGCCGCCGCGTTTGCAGAGCGCACCGCCGACGAGCGATCCATGCAGGGCTCACAATTCTTTGCGCCCACCGGAGGCGGATGATGCCGGCCAACCTCCGCAGAATCGATCAGGGGACCAAGTACGACATAAGCATGGGTGTGCGTCAACTGATACGAAAGATCGAGACCGGCGAAATAAGGCCGCGTGACGTGGTGATCCTGACCCGCGAATCCGTTGCGCTCAACAAGAGTTGCAAAGTGGGCATGTTCCACTTTGGAACCGGCAGCAACGAAGACATTCATTGGATGTGCGCCACCGCCAAGAATCGAGTCGAGCCGTCATGAACGACATTCGCACAGAGCGCAGCTTCGGCGTCACCGCAGAGCTAACGCAGATCCAGCGAAGAAACCTCCTCAACCTCATCCGCAGCGAAATCTATCCCGACCTGCTAGACGTGTTGGAGATGGTTTGTATCGAGCAGGAAACAATTTTAATCAACACCGACCCAGCCGACGAAAAAGCCGTACTCGCAAATCACAAAATGGCGAAAGCGGCATGGCAAATCTTCATCCACATGCAGGACAAATTGCAGTCTGAAACAAAACTCTTCCTCGCCTCCATTGCCAAACCAACTCCTGTACCTCAGCTAACTCCGGAAGAGGAGAGGATCGAAAACATTCTCGATCCTACAAGACCCTTCTCGGACCCTGAGTATGGGACCAATTGAAAAGGTAGAACAGCGTGGAAATCGAATGGATTCACGACGACGAGTTAGGGCTCAGTGAGGATGGAGAGTACGAAGTCATTCTCAAAAACGCCAAGGGGAACCGAGTATCAACCTTCAAAGGCCCAGACCTTAAGACGGTCGTAAAAGAGTCTTTGATTGCCCACATAGTTGCCAACCGTGAAATGAACAAACTACGCCAACCAGAGAGGCAAAGATATTCTTTCCGATCAAAGCGGCGTACCGGATCAAACTGAAAGGGTAAAGCACCGTGGAAATCGAATGGATTCACGACGACGAACTAGGGCTAAGTGAGGATGGAGAGTACGAAGTCATTCTCAAAAACGCCAAGGGGAACCGAGTATCCACCTTCAAAGGCCCGAATCTGAAAGTAGTTACAGACAAGGCACTGAAGGCCCAGATAATCGCCAACCAGGAGATGAACAAACTACGCCAGCCCGACAGGGCGCGCGTACCGGGAAAGATTGAACCGCGAACGATCACAGACGCAGACCGGCTAAGGCTTTCGACGGATATAACCGACCCTGAAAAAGTGGTGGAGACAGTAACCGAAATCATCACCGCGCAACAAGGCGTCGCCCCTTCCGCCGCCGGCAAACGCTTTGCCGATATGGACCAGAGAGAACGCGACGAATTTTATGCCGCCGAAGCAAAAGCATTTGCTAGGGAACACCCCGACTACTACCCCGTCCCACAGAACCGCGACGCTATCTTTGACGAGCTAAAAGCGAATGGCTGGGACTTGACCCGCAACAATCTCGCAATCGCATACCAAACCCTCGTTGATCGTGAAGAGATGATCCCGTGGCCCACCGAAACCGGCGAACAAAACCCGCCCCCCGCCAATGGAGCCGCGCCACAAAACGGACAAGGCAACGCCGGCAATCCGCCGGCCCCCACTCCCCGACCGCGCAGTGTAGCAACTGGAATCCGGAACAGCGATGCAAGCGCATCCGCCCCACTTCCGCCCAAAAAGCAAAAATACACACGCGAAGATATCGAGAGAATGCCCAGAGCCGAATACAACGACAAGATCCGCAGCGATCCGGAGTTTCGGCGGCAGGTAGATGCGATGTAAGAGCGTGTGACTTCACCCGAGGGTAAAGCCATGCGAAACAACACAGCAGCCGCCCAGCGCGGCAGAGCTATTTTCAAGAAGTTTTTCATTCCGCTGATCGAGCTTGTGTGCGCTTTAGGCACAAGCTTTATCGGCTATACGCGTGGAATTGGGATGGTCCATTCCTACGGTGTGCTGGGCATAGGCGTAAGCCCAGCGTCGAACCTTACAACCAATCTTCCCCAGTCCCTTGTTACCTCTTTTGACAAAAACTTCATCGCAAATTTAAAGGCTGAGACCCCCTGGGTCAGAACCTCTAACCGGCGCATGTTGGACGAGAACTCCGGAAATAAATTGGTACTCTTCATGTACCAAAATCTTCCGGCGCCACCGCTCACCCAGGCCCCAGAAGGAACTATTCAAACAGGCCTTACCGTATCCGTGGTGCAGAACACCAGCACCATCGGAAATTATGCCGATTACGCGAACGTTAGTTCATTCGCCCTGCAAACCGCCATCGACCCCGTACTTGAAGAGTTGGGAACGCAGATGGCTTATCGCTTGGCCCAGGTGATTAACCTCATCCTGCAAAATACCGCAGATGGCGCGGCAGTCGTAGATCCGCTGGTAAGTTCCCTATCCAAGACCGGAGCAACCCCCCTCGAAACAACCGATATCACCGCAGCCGCGCAGAGCTTACAGAGCGTCAACGCGCTTGCCTTCGAGAACGGACAGTACGCCGGAGTGATCCACCCGCTTGAAGTGGGAGACATTCTGGTCGACAAGAGCAACAACAGCCTTGTAGACGTGTTGAAGCGTTCCGCCGAAGGACAGGAGAAGTTGAAAGAGCTTCCCGCGCCCGACGGGGACAATGTAACCGTGATTGAGTGGGGAGGCGTCCGCTTCCACCAGTCCACCCTGGTACACAAGACGCCCAACTACGACGGTACTACTTTCACCGCCCTGCGTACTTACGTCATCGGAGAGAACGGCCTTATCGGAATCTCTTTCGGAGCGAAGGAAAACACGCAGATTGGGGACGGCGATTGGAGAAATATCCAAGTGTGGGTGAGGCGAATCACCGAGCCGTCAGGCTACGATCCGTCGAAGATGATTGGAGGGTTCGCCAGCTATAACACCATGTACACGGCGACGCTTCCACCCGACCCCGTTCAACGGATCCGCTACATCGACGCGGTTCCTTCCATCACCTAAACCAAGTTCTGTCGCGCTACCGCCCAAATCGGCAGATGAGGGGATGGACAGCGGCAGGTGGCTAAGGGGGAGGCAGGAGCCACACTCCTTCCCCCTTCCCAGCCCAATATACGCGAGGAGACAAAAAATGGCTGACGTCAAACTTTCAGAACTCGAACAACTCAACCTGGACGAAGCGCGAGAGAGAGCCGCAGACCGCGTTAGCAAGCGCGCCCAGCGAACAGCGCGCATGAAATCAATGGAACGCTCATTGAAGGACAACGACGCGCGACAGAAGGATATCCAGAGCCGATGTTTTCATAAGAAGGGCGGCAAAGGCGTGGGGATGCTCTATCAGGGCAATGATTCCAACTACGCCATCATCAAGCACACCCTCTCCCACGGTCCGACTATCCTCCTCTGTCAACGCTGCAAAAAGCAATGGGATCCGCCGGACAGGTCACTCATCGGCAAGGGAGCCACCGCAGAATCGCGCGCACTCTACCGCAGGCAGGCCGAGGAGTATCAGTGGGCGATGAATGCCCCCACCGATAACGAACCGAGCGGGACGGTCCTATTCGCGTTCAGCGAACCGGAGCCGGCCTTCGCCTGAGAGCCCATCGAAAGATCAACCCAAGTAACCCCAGCACACAGCGAGGAGAACCAACATGGCAAACGATCCAGGCAACATCAATCAGGGAGTACGCAAAGCCAACGCGGAAGAGGATGCGAGCAACCGCAAAGATGCCGCAACCGACAAGCGCGCAGACCGAATCACCGCAGCATCGGAGAAGCAAGGCCAGCTAAAGCCACTCCCACCCCGCAAGCCGGTTCCGCCCCCGGTCGACATTACCGAGTATCCCGAAGGCGATCCAGACAAAGGCCGCATCGACTATGCAGCGCAGGGCGAATGCCTCACCGAAGAGATAATCCCGATGCGTGATCGACGCGCCTACTTGCTTGAACAGGGGCAGCGCAACCAGGACGCCAACGACGAACTGAATGCGATTCAGGTCGAACAGAACCGCAATCTACAGCGCGTGCAATCGGAGTTGCAGGATCCGGATTACATGCGCGAGACGTCAATGGAAACCGCCATCGAAGCACTCACGGCCCATGATGCGATGCGGAGCCCCGAGTACATCAAGAAAATGAAAAAGCTTCGTGAAGAACGCAGAAAAGAAGCCGTAGGCGCAGCCTAAACGGGAGTCCGCAATGGGCAATTCCACTATCACGTTGCAGAAGATCATGGATGGGGTCTCCGCTATCGGAGACCTCAACACGGTATTCAACAACACGGGAGGCTGGGCAGACGAACCCGCCCTCACCATCGGCAACGATGTGATGAGCGAGCTCATCTCGATCCGCTTCCCGTGGAAGTGGAACCGCGTCAGGATTCCGCCCTTCCCGCTCACCACCTACCAGCAGGACTATTCAACGCCGATGAGGAATCTCGGATGGCTCGAAAACGGAACCCGCGTCGACATAAACAATTCCGCCTATCCGCCCCCGACGTGGCCCGTCTATGCCGTCCGCGATATTGAATCAACGAACACGATGGGGGGATGGCCTTATCAAGTGTGTTGGTTTTATAACCGCGACCTACAGCAAGGCGTTTGGCCTGGACCCAACGTCATTTACACCCAGCCCATCGGAGCCAACACCGCACCGTCCAATCCATTCACCAACATCGTCGACGTCTACGGCAACATCCTTGTGTTAGTGAAGTACGGGATAACCGGCCTGCTTCCGCCCGTGGCGGACTATCCCCCAATCGACCCGAGCGACCCACTCTCACCGCCCGACTACACCGCCGACGTATCCGGCCAGATCATTCCGGATGGAACCTGCGAATGGTTGATTGTGAGCCCCGACGCGCAAGGCTTCCGCGTCAACCCCAGACCCCCCGAGGCCGGCCAAGTGTGGTTGCTGCGTCTCTATGGGCAGCAAAGAGCCAATCTCTTCACCAAATTGAACCAACTGATAAACCCGATTCCCGACGATCAGGCCAAGTGGTTCCGCGATGGATGCGTGGCTTATGCCCACCGCTACTCAAGCAATCCCAGCGTCAAGAATCGCTTTGAACAGATGAAGGCCGATTGGTTCGGAGCGATGGAACTAGCGACGAAAGAGAATGACCGCGAAGACGAATCCAAAGGCTTCTTCCCCGATAAGAGTGTGATGGCCCCCAGCTACACCACCGACCCCGGCCCGTGGCCGTATCGCTACGGATGGAGATGAGATGGCAACAACTCGCAACATCCAGGCCAGCGCGCTTTTCTCGATGCCGTTTCTGGGCTACCAGCCGGTAAACATCTCGAATGGAGAGCCGGCGATCACCGCCGCCAACCTCACCAAGCAAACCATGTTAGGCGCGCCGATGAAATGGCCGTGGAATCGCGGATCCTTCGAGATTGAACTAGACCCGACCCTAAACACGTGGCCGCAGGATTATTCGGTAGACCTACCCGACTACGGGTTTCTCGAAAAAGTGTGGCTCACGGATCCAACCGGAGGCGTGAAGGAGATAAGCGTCATCTCTCAGGGACTCGCGGCAGAGTCCGCCGTCAAGCGTCCATCGAGCGCAACCATCCAGACTGTAGCCGACGACGGTTTTGTGACCCTGCGACTCAACGCCCTTCCCGATATGGCCTATTTCATATCCGCTTTTTATCAGAGAGCCCCGGCCTTGATGGGATCAATGGCGAACTTTTGGAGCCCGATTCCGGACAGCCTTAGTTACATCTACGACTGGGGATTCCTGGGGTTTGTTTCCCTGCTTACAAAGGACGCGCGCGCCCCAATTTTTCTAGGTAAGTTCACCTCGCATCTGCTAGGCGCGCAGGATGGTTTGACCTCGCTACAACGCAACATTTTCCTGGGTAACTTCCTCGACCTGATGAATCAGCAAGGCCGCGAACAACTCGCCACCCAGCAGGGCGCGCAGGCAAGGGGCAACTCGTAAATGGCTAACGCCCTCCAAAACGCCGGCGCACTGTCGGAGCCCACCAGCTTTGCACCCCTCCACACGAACCGCATCTTTACCGGCCTATGGACCAACCGCAGCCCTTTGCGCGATGCCGCCACCAGCGACTATCAAGAGCACTACGGCATGGGACGGCAGGACTCTATCTGGGATGGATTCAACAGCGAGGTAAGTCCAAAACTGACGTTGAAGCGAAGGGCTGGATTGAGCTTCTACAACGGCGCAAACTTCCCGCCAGTCAGCCGATTTTATTCCTTCAACACCTTCACCCTCACCACCGAAACGATCCGCGTCCTGGCCGATACGCAAACAGCAGTCTTCGATGTGACCACAGGGCAGGGAAGCATCGTTTGGCCCAAGCCTAACGGCGCAGGTAAGACCTATTTTCTAGGCGTGGGGAATACCCTCTATTTCACAAACGGACTAGAGAACAAGCAATGGAATTATGCGACTTCTACAGTTACAGACTGGGGAGTCAACGCGCCGGCAAATGCCCCCCAGGTGTCACAGCAGGCGATCACCAACACTTACGGGAAATGGCTTCCGAACACCGCAATGGGAGCGTACTTCGCGGGAATGGTTTTAATCTACGACCCCACCAGCAATACCATGCAATTTGCGTCACAGAATGGCGTGACCGGCGCTAATAAGCCCCCTGCTTTTGGATCATCCTTTGGATCGGTAACTCCGGACAATACAACGACGTGGTTTTGCTGCGGAGCCCCCGCCGACTGGCAACCTAATCGCTACTACAACACCGAGGATGCGGTACACGCCAACGTCGCAGTGACCAGCGGCCAGCAGGCCATGATGTATGTGCTCTACACCGCGGGGACGAGCGGAGCCAATCCCCCGGCGTGGTTATCCGCCGTTGGCAGCTTTGTAACCGATGGGACCGCCGTTTGGATCAACGTGGGAGTACAGCACGAATGGAAGGACATTGGCCCCGGCATCACCATTCAGACGGGCAGCAATAACCCCGTGAACGCCGGCTATCAAATTCTGGATCCGAACGGTTACGTGCAGACGGTTTTGCAGTCCGGCGTCACCGGCCCAACCCCGCCGAATTTTTCAACGGCGAACGGAGCTCTCACCCTTGACGGGAGCGTGATATGGGGGAACACGTTGGCCTATGCCGTCGCCGCCACCGCGCCACGACAGTACGGCTATGCGTTTCTGGACAGCAGCGTCGTGGACATAAGCAACATGAGCCCCAAGAGCGCAGCTATAAGCGTCATCGCAGACAATCAGGTAGTAGTACAGGGAGAAGGCCCACCAAAAGCGAATTACGACACGATCATTCTCTACCGCACCGCAGCGGGAGGCTCAACGTTTTTTGAATTGGCGCGCTTCGCGGCCACCCTCAATACAGCATGGACGTTCATCGACGTAGGCTATCCCGACAGCGCGCTAAACACCGAGCTACAGGCGCAGGTAAACGGCGAAGGAACGCCGTTGCCAGTCGGAGCGACGTGTCTTGGCTATCATCTAGGCCGCATCTTCGCCGCCGTGGGGAATGTGGTCTATGTCTCAAGCGGACCTGATGCCGTAGCCAGCGGATCGAGCGGAAACGCCGGCTTCGATACCACTTTCACCGCGCAGTCGAAGATCACCCGATTCTGGGTTTGCAGCCTGGGCATGGTGGTGTTCACGGTGCGCGATGCGTACATCATTCTGGGCAGCGGAACCGACGCGGACCCGCTTTACATGGTGGTCTTCATCGACAACCTTCCCCTGCTTTCCTACGACTGTTTCACCCTCAACCGGACAACCCCATATTTGTTGCTGGGAAACAATCAGTTGGTTTCGTTAGACCCGTCCGCCGGCATCACCGAGCTAGGCTTTCCAATCGCGGATAAGTTGGAAGAAGAGTTTAATCCGGCGGCAAGTTTCGTCACTTTCCACACCGAGTCGAGCCGCGAATCCGCCCTCTATGTCGCCAATGGAGTAGATCACTGGTATCGCATGGCAGCGAACAACGCACCCGAGCAGGGCAGCAGTTGGAGCCCCAGGGCGAATATTGCCGGCATGGGATGCGTGCAGAGCGTGGAAGTGAGCCCCGGCCAGTACCGCTTACTCATCAGCAAGACCATAACCGGACCGGTTTTACAGCGCGACAGAAAGATGAATACCGACGCCGGCGTAGCCTTCGCCGTGGATACGGTTCTGGGCAGCATCGTACTCGCGCAACCCGGCCAGTTATCCGCCATGAGCTTCATCACTTTGGAGTCAATGCCGTATGGGTCCAAGCCCGGTTTGGGAGTGCTTTTGGGGGAGATTTCCCCCCCGCTGGCAGGCGTTATCAGCCCCCTATTCGATACCCTTTTTCGCACCCGCCAAGACCCCCCGAACCTACCCCCCAGCACCACCCTTTACAGCGACCGATACCACTTCATGCAGAACCAGAATGAGGTGTGGTGCAGACACTTTCAGATGCAACTTTCGTGGCCGGCTGAGGACGCCGCAAACGAGCTCCTGACCTTCACTATTTTTGGTCAGACGTGGCAGGAGATGAGGAGCCAATAATGCCATCCGTGAGACAGAGCACGCGACCCAATTTGCAGGACTGGAAACCAGTCACTCCGACCCCGCCGCCGGCGGACAGAACCGCGCCCTTTATTGACCCTACCGCGCGATCCTCATACATGATTGCTTCGATGCCCTTGATGGCATCCACGGGAGACGCTTTTCAACGCCAGTTCTACAGCGATGGGAGCGTACCACAGCAGCGCATCTTGCCGGCCAAGAGAGGAGCGGGAGCATGAGCGTACAGATGCCCTATCAGTCCCCCGCCTTCACCTTTGGGGAGTACACCGTTCGAGCCGTGGGGGAGTGGGAGAGAACCTATGTACAGGAATTGATCGACGGCGATCCATTCCACCGCGAGAATATGACCCCCGATTACTTCCTCAAGCTACAGCCAGGGGAGGAGGCGATGGCTTTAGAGAAGAACGGCAGAGTCATCCTCTACTTCAAAACCCAGACCGCCGTAAGAGTAGGGATGCTATTCGGGACCGCCGCCGACCCCGCCGCCCGGCGGGAAAACCAGACCGCTCTATTAGAGGGACTGCGATGGATGGAGGCGTTACTGGTAGCCAACCGTTTCCGAGAGATTATCTTCGACACCGAAGGCCCCGAATTAGCCCTTTTCGCAAAAAAGCATCTTGGCTTCGAGGACGCCGGCAAACTGCTGCGTCGTTCCCTCCCTACCCAAACATCGGAAAAAACCCGACACAGCGACGTGGGGACGGTTCCCACAACGATGTAGCAGAGCGGGGAGACGTGCTATGTGCGGATCAAATAGCGACCAGTCGGAAATCACCAACGAGCAAAAAGAGTTTTATAGCCAACTGACGAGCCAGTACAACACCATCTTTGGAGAGAATCAGGCGATCACCGGCGCGCTCACGTCCCAGTTCATGCCGATCCTCCAGGCCGGCCCCTCGCAGACCGGTTACAGCCCGTCCGAAGAAACCGCCCTGCGGACCCAGAACGACGAGAACGTAGGAACCGACTACGCCCAGGCGCAGCGCGCCACCGCCCAGATCCTCGCCGCGCGGGGAGGCGGAAACACCCTGCTACCGTCTAGCGTTTCTTCGAACATCCTTGCGACCAACGCCAACGCCGCCGCCGCCCAGCGCGCAGCCGGCCAGAACAAAATCACTTTGGACAACTACACCCAGGGATACCAGAATTGGAACTCAGCCGCGCAGATTCTAGGATCCACCGCCGGCCTGATAAACCCCACCGCTTATTCAGGAGCCGCCACCAGCGCAGGAGGAGCCGCCAGCACCTCCGCATATCAGGCGGCAGAGGCCAGTAACAGCCCGTGGAACGCCGCCTTTGGCGCGCTGGGCAACGTGGCAGGACTAGCCGCAGGACACTTTATAAAGTAGGAGCCGCCATGCCCGATGATTCCGTACCCGCAACCATCGCCGCACCACCCGCAGGAACGCCCGATACTATCGGCGCAATGACGCCCCCCCAGCCCCCGCCGGCGAGCTCCGCAGCGGATATCCTCGCCGCCCTGCAAGCCCCCGGCCAGCAGCAGCCGGAAGCCCCCGATTCCCCCCAGGCGAGCTACTACATTCCGCAGGTATCGCAACCCGAATATCAGCCCCTTCCCCATGCCGAAGATCACCACTCGATGATGGGCAGGATCATGGATAGAGTGGCGACGATTCTAGGGGGAGATGAGACGTACCGGATCCACAAGGATACCGATGGAAATGTCAGCGTCGAAAAAGACCCGTCGACCCGCACCGAGAAGTGGGGCAGAATCGCCGCCGCCGCGCTGGGGGGAGCCGCAAAGGGAATGGCCGTAGGGCAGGGACCGGGAGGAGCCGCCCGAGCCGCATCCGCCGGCTTCCAACAGGGGATGCAGATGCCCCAGCAGCAGAAAGACAACCTGCAAAAAGATGTGACCGCGCAGCAACAGGCCATGCTTTTCAAGGCGAACATGGCATCCTTGAATCAGAAAGTAGCCATCGGAGCCCTCTCACTGAAAGGTGCTGGGATCAAGTTCGCATCGGACGTCGCCGGCATGTTGAATGAGCAGTCCGAACACGCCGCCAATGCACCGGGGACCGTCGACTTCGGAGTGACTGAAACCCCGCAGGATGCTTACCAACTCCACAAGACAAAGCCGGACCTCTTCGCCGCCCACCCGCAGGGGAAGGTTGTCACCTACCCAGAGGTGAACGGCAAAGGAGAGGTGTTGGGTTTCCACTCCTATCTAGTCGATCCGGCATGGATGAATCAGCGCAACGACAAGCCGCTTCCCGCGTTTGGGATGGTCTATAACTCCACCACAAAACAGTATGAGCCGAAGCAGGTTGGAACAATCGCTGTGGGAGGGACCTCTAACGGCGATTACGCCCTGCAAACGATGGACTTCGCCACCAAATCATCCACCATCGCCAAGAACTATGCGGACGCGGACAAGGCGGAAAAGGACAAACCAGCTACCGACCCGAAGACGTTAGACGAAGCGATAATTGCATACAACAAAAACCCCACTCCCCAAATGAAAGCCTCTATTGACCAGATGCAGCAGTCAGCAGAAGCGAAGGCCAGAGCCGGAAAATCGCCAGGGGGAACGGCTGTCTTCCTTCCCGATGGGAAAGGAGGCTATACCGCCGAGAAGGTACAACCGGGACAATCCGTACCAGCGGGAGCCGTGACCGCCGGCGGAATGAATACCTTGAACGTGAACAGCGCGCCACTCAATGCCCCGCCCGTTGCCCCCGGCAACTATGAACCGGGATTCGCCCCAGCGCAGAACTTTGCGCGCGGGACGCCGGGAATCAACCCGAAGCAAATCGGTAAAGTCCCAGCCGACGCCGCGAAAGCGGGACGCTTAGGCCGAAACGTTATCAGCAACGGCGAACAGATCATCCGCGTTCTCAACGATCACCCCGAACTCGTTGGACGGATAAACAGTCTGGGGAGTAAATGGCAGAACGTGATCGGATTGAAAGACGATGATCCGCTAGCAGAGCTCAACGCCTATGTGGATCAAATGACCGTCGCCAATCTGGGAGCCCACAATCTCAGATCCACTCCGCTGGTTATCAGGCAGGAGGAAGCCGCGACCAACAAACTCAAAAACGATCCTTCCTCCATCAAGGCCTTCGTCACTGCACGAATGCACTCAGCCCAGAATTTTGTGAATGAAGACAAGCGGTACAGACTCTATGGCGATCCGGACGGACCGGATCAGAAACTAGCCAATCAGGGCGCAGCCGTACAGCCACCCGCCACCAACGCCGGCGCACCCTTAGCAGATCGACTCAATCAGGCATTAGGACACTAAAATGGACCCAGCAATCGACCCCAGCGCGCCCGATCCGACCGCAGCCCCGCCGCCGCCAGCAGCACCGCCGGCAGCTACACCACCCGCCGCGCCAGCGCAGCCGCAGGGCGATCCGATTGATGAATTTATTGCGCTTCCACACGACCAGCAGTTGAGCACATTACAACAACTTGCCCCCGATAAGCAGGACAAACTATTGGCGCAAGTTACCGCGCGCACACAAGCAAAGAAGCAGCCATACTCTGCAACGAGGGAACTGGGGAATATCGCAGAAGGATTCAAAACCGCATTGAATCAAACCGGCGATACCGCAATGAGAGTGGTAGGAGCCACAGGCCTAGACCGACTCCCAGGATGGCAACAGTCACGGCAACAGACAAGCCAGATTGCAAGCCGGCCACTGGACACCCCCGCCGCCAAAGCCGGCGCAGCCATCGAGAACATCATCGAATTTGCCGCCGGCGACGAAGCCCTGAAAGGCGCGTCGATGCTGACCAAGATCAACGAGCTAAAACCATTCGCGGAAGCACTCAAAAAATCCCCCACGCTCACGCGGATTATGACAAACGCAGTCAAAAACGCCGGACTATCGGGAGCACAGACCGCAGCCCACGGAGGAGACGTTAAAGACGTAGCCGAAAGCACAGCCGCCGGAGGCCTAATGAGTGGAGTATTGGAAGGTGGGGGAGAACTCGCGGGACGCGCTTATCGCGGAGCCAGGAATGCGATCAGCACTTACGCGATGGAACATCTTCCGCCGCCACCACGCCAGATAGGAGGCGAAGACTTCGTAACCAACCGCGAAGGAAAACTCATCCAGCCCAGCGATCCACTCGCGCCCAACACCACCAGCGCACAGGCCGAGAATGTTATGCAGGATATAGGCCGCAAAGGTGTGGCGCGTTCCCTCGCGCGATCCAACGCCGAGCGGCCCATCGGACGCGGGACTCCACCCAACCCCTCGCGCCTGTTACCCGCCGAGGCCTCGCCCACATCGAGCGGAGTTACGCCGGATATTGCGACGCCAAGCATAGAGACGACGCCACCCGTGGAGACAGTCGACCAGCCCTCACAAGAGGGGAGCCGAATCTATGGACTTACCAGAGAGGTTCCGAATCCGAATTACACGCCGGCAGGCACAGAGCCGAGAGGAACACCCACCCCGGCAGAGATGCGGAAGATGGCGACCGGCGACGTAGCAGCCCCAGAGCGCAGCTATACCGGAGAGCCCACCCTTAAGGCGTCGAACTATATGGAAATACCGCCGCCCAGCGGAGAAGGATTAGTCACGCGCGGAGGTGGTGGACCGATGATATTCACCGCCGACGGAACCGGAACCAGCATCGAGAAGGCCAGGGCAGCAGTCAACCGCTACGCGGATATGCTTGACGACCCAGACCTAAAGCCGCGCCAGCGTCAGGCCATCCAGAACTTACACGACGACCTTAGCGAACAGATAGACCGGCATGATCGTTTTGCCAGCGGCCAGCAAGACCTGTACCGCACCGCCGCGCAGCAGCGATCCGGACTCTATGAAGACTTCGCCGCCAGCGAGCCCAACTTTCAACCTCACGATATTTCACAGGCAGTACAGAACGTCGATGGGATCCAGAGCGGAGGGAAGTTACTCATGGACTCCCACCGCCCATTCTTCAAGAAGGCCGACGCCCTTACCAATGGCAGCTTTGGCTTACTCACCAAACAGGCCAAAGGACTCACGAAAGCGATCCGCAATCCCAATCTGACCACCACAGACCGCATGGCGCGCTTCGATGATTTACAGGAAGTGAACGACAAGATCATGGATATGTTTGACCAGCACCGTACCAAGTTCACGCCCGAAGAGTGGCAGACAGAGAAGGCCGGCTATCAGGACGGCGCAGCCATGAACGAACTAGGTGCTTTTGTTGAGGCGCACATGGGAGGCATAACCAAAGACGAAGCCGCGAGAGTCCCAGCCCTGGCACAGCAGCGCAACTTTCAACCCACCCCCAGCTACAACAAAGGACTCGAAGCCCTCTATCAGAAGCGAGGCCCGATCCTAGAGCGCACCATTGGACGCGATTCGATGGACAATATGAAGGAACTGGGAGCCCTCTTCCAAGATCCAGTCGCGCAGCAGAAAACCAAAGGCCTATTTGATAGCGTAGCGAACGCCATCCGCCTCCACTATCAAGGCGTAAGAGGCATAGCATCCACCGGCGGAGGTGGGACCGCGCTACTCATGGGACACGTCCTGGGAGGCATGGCGGGAATATCCGCGCCAGCCGCCACAGGAACCATCGCCGGCGTGAAAAATTATGTCACCGAGCGCATCGCCAGCGATCCGGACTTTGCGCGAAAGTTCATCTTTGCCGTGAAGAACAACGTTGGGCCACGCATCGCCGGCCCCTTACTCGCTCACGCCCTCATCGCCGGAACCTCCTCGCAGATGGTCCCAGCAAAGAAGCCCAGCGACGGACCTATTGAGCCGGGGAATATCAACGTGAACGACAGGCCGGTAGTACAGAACTCAGACGGCAGCAAAAGCACAGTAAGAACGATCAGCATTGGAACAGACAAGGGAGAAGTGTTAATCCCCACTGTCAGCGACGGAGCCGACGGCAAGCCGCCGCATGTGATGAGCAATCAGGAAGCCATCGACTATTACAAAAAAACCGGCCAGCATCTAGGCATATTCAAAACGCCAGAACAAGCGGACGCCTACGCCCAGAGGTTGCACGAACAGCAAGCCGCGATGGGGACCAAGAATGGACGCACCACAGGAGCGAATCAATGAGCCCACAGGCCGGCATTATCGGATCAAACCTCAAAGAAGCCACCCAGAGCTACGACGAAGAACTGTCTCTAACTCCCGAGCAGGAGGCTTATCTAGCTTCGCTAGAGGTGAGGGACCGCAAGATCACCGAGGAAGAGATGGAGTTGATGGACAAGGAATATGCACTGTCGTATGCGTCCGCCGAACCGCAACGCTGGGCAAAACAAGAGCTATGGCAGGGACCGGAGAATGAGGAGATGCGGTTAACCCGCATCATGCACCCTCATGCCGTCTTCGAGCTCTTGCAGCGCGCTGGCGTCGACGCGCGGATTGATGCGCCCACGCATTATGTGATGGGAGTAGACGACAAGACAGGCCTCATGGTTCCGATGCTCAAGCAGGTGAGCAGTGGAAGGCTATGGCTTCACGACGACACGGTAAAGGGGAAGGTGGGAGTAAGCGCATGGGTACATAGGAACGGAGAGAGAGTCCGCCGCTGCGTAACCTCGCTGCAATATCCCTATGGTCCGGAGTGGAGCATCATGCGTTTCAACGAGTACAACGTCCCCACCGTCGAGAAGTACCGAGGTTGGAGGACGGCCATGCTGCAACTCATCCTGGCCGGCGTGCTCACCGAGGAAGAAGTGGATCGAGCCTTCGGACCCGCCACCGACAACGACGCGAGTTGGTTCTATCGCCAAGTCCTGCTAGCCCATCGCCAGAAAAGGAACGCCCCGTGACTTACGAGAACTATGTCAAAGGCAAATTGGTGGACCTTGTGGTGATCGAGGCCTACCACCAGGGGGGAGTAGAGCCCATGTTAGCCATCGCGCAGGTGATTGCAAATCGCGTCGACGCCGGATGGCAGGGAGGCGACTGGTTGAAAGTGATACGTTCCGCTGCATTGGCGCGCGAGAGCGTATGGACTGACGAAATTGTGATCGACCCGCGCGACTCCAACTTTCGGGAACTGCTGCGGAGGATCGACGACGTTTACCACGGGACCGCCGACGACTCGGCTGTCAATAACGAGCAGGGACAGAAATCTCTCTACTATGCGGAGCTCCACAACCCTCCCCGGCAATGGTTTCTAGATACGGTCCTAGCCAATCCGGAGGAACATCCGCGCATCGCCAAAGTAGGGCAGGTGGATTTTTTCGCATAAGCAACATGGAGGCAAGACGATGGCGACTGTAACAGGCAAACTCGAATCCGCCGCGAATAGCGCAGCCGTCAAGGGAACTGTATCGGTCATGTTGTGCGGATACGGAAGCATGATCCCTGTGATTCATGGAGTGGCGATGGTGGCGCGGATCACCACCAGCCAGATCCCCGTCGCCGTCGACGGAACGTTCAGCTTCACCGTGGCCGGCAACGATCAGATTGCGCCGGCGGGAACCTACTACACCGTGACCGTCGCAGACGACAATGGCGACGTCGCCCAGGTCAATGCGTACCTGTTTTTAGGATCCGGCAGTTACGACCTCAGCACCGCCCAGCCCTTCGACCCGTCGCAACCGCCGCCGATCATTCCGCCGCTCATCATCTCGCAGCTTCTAGTGGTGGGATGGAGCAATGGCCCAGTCTTCCCCGGCGATCAGTACACCGCGTTTCAAATCACGTTGGCCGGCGACACCGAAGGCGCAGCAGTAGAGAACATGATTCAAGGGAACCTTTACACCTTCATCATCATTCAGGATGCCGTGGGGAATCACATCTTCTTTTGGCCTGGGGGACTCGCACCAAGCGGGATCCGCAATCCGGCCATCCCCGTCTGTCAGTCGCCCAACTCAATTACCATCCAGACCTTCGTAGCCATCGACACCACCCTTTTACTCCCCATCGGACCAGCGACCTACTACACCCCATGAACCGAAAACTTCTCATCCTCGATTCCGAAGACGCGATGCTATTAGACGGCCTAGCCGCTGTCGTATGGCAGATCGAAATGATCCGCTCTGTGAGCACCCCGCCGCGCGTCAAGAACATCATCCCCGGCGTGCTCTACACCTTCATCTTCCGCCAGAATCAGGCCGGCAATAATACCTTTGCGTGGCCGCTGACGTGTCTCAACGCATCCCCTATCTCGCTGCGCCCCCACTCTTCCACTGTGCAGAACTTCATCGGCACACTGGACGGGAAATTGATATCCAACATCCCCGCAACCTACCTCTAGGAGCGCACCCATGAGCACTTCGACACTGGCAGCACCGACCCAGAATATGCAGATCAACAACGACCTCTATGTGGGCAAAGGGTTTCTATTAAACATCCAGCAGGCGGTTAGCTTTGGCGTCGCCCAGACCACCGCCGACGGCCAGGGATACCGCGTCATCATCCCCGCCGGCTATCAGGGCAGCGACAGCATCGCCGCCGTGACCGGGGGAAGCACGAACCTTGTCCTCGAAGATCAGCGCGGAGCGACCCCGGCCTTTTACTTATGGAGCAACGCCTCGGGCGCTTTTTATGGACCAATGATTGACCTAACCGGATACCTCTACCGAAATAACGTTCTGGACTTCAGCGGGAATCACCTCACGCTGCAAGGAGCCGCGCCGCCACCCGCCGCAGGGGATGGCGCGACCAGCTTCGCCACCTTCCAGATGTCGGCGGGAGATGGGCAGTCAACCACCGGAACCACCGGGCAAAGCGGAGGCGACGGCGCGGACATATTTCTGCTGGGAGGGGAGGGAGGCAGTGCCCCGGCAGGGAGCGCGAATGGGAATGGTGGACTCGTCATTCTCAAGGGGGGATTAGCAGGCACAGGAGCAGGCACCGCAGCCACCCCCGGCTTCGTTGCAATCAACGCAGAGCCGGGATGCGGACAGACCATCATCGGCTATAACGGAGCCTCACCGACAGTCATCGCACCGAACGGCGACCTCAGCGCACCCAACATCACTACCCCCGCCGCCACCATCGACGCGCTCACCACACCCGCCATCGCATCCCCCGCCGCAAGGCCGCTGATTATGAAAAGCCCCGTAGCGATAGTGCTGCAAGGCCAAGCGGGAGACGGCGGCACCTACATCGGAGGAAGCAACGCCGCCGCCCTTGTCGTTCAACCTGGGGGAGCCATCGCATCCCCGTCCGCCAGCTTCGGAGCCGCCACCGTCGCCAATTCACCCGTCCGCACCTTCGCCAACTCCCCCGACGCACCGGACGGCATGGAATGGCCCCCCGCCGGCATCGGCGTCTCCACCGGAACCGCATGGGAGACAGACTCCATCGACCCGGCCACCCTCCGCACCTTCCAGAACACCCCTGACGCTGTGCCGCAAGTGTACCCACCGGCAGGCGTCCCCAACTCCACCGGGAGCGCATGGGGAACCTCGATTCTCAGACAGACCGCAGGAAGTTTCATCTTTGCCCCGACAGTCGCCCCCCCCCCCGCCGCCCCCGCCACCGAGGGAACCATGCAGACGTGGAACCTATCAGGCACCGAAGGAGAGACAGACCTCATCGACGTCATCAGCGCAGGAGCGGTAAACGGTGGGTTTCGTTGGTTCATCGAACCAGTTAACACCGCGCTCGACAGCAATACCCAAGCAAAGATGATTCTGGACAAAAACGGGATGCTGATCGTAACAGGTGGGTTGGAGTGCTATAAAAACTCCATCAGCGTCCTAGACGCATCGCAGAACCCCATCCCCATCCCCTACGCCGGAAGCTATCTAGGCTTCACCGCAACCCAAAACCAGACTTATGAGACGGACTTCATCAACGCTTTCCCCGCGAATTACGTGCCGGGAGGTTTCAACTGGTACGCGGTGGACGCGACGAATCCCACCAGCGTAGACGGTACGACCCCTGTAATGATGCGTCTCGACAAGGCGGGTGATCTGAGTATTGCCGGAGCACTCAGCGTAGCTGGCTATATTCCCGGCTCGCTCACCGCGAAGCAAGGTTTGAATGTCGCGTGGAACGTCAGCGGAGGGAATGGAGAGTCGGACTTCATCAACGGCAGCGGAGCCACACCGGGAGGATTCAAGTGGTACAACTCAGCCGTGGGAGGAGTCCTCAACGGTTCCACCGCGCCGATAGCCGCTCTCGATGCAGCCGGGAACATGGACGTCGCCGGAACCATCACCGCAGGAGGGGGAGGAAATCTGCTGATAGGGAGTACCGGCATCATTGGAACAACAGCCGGACAACTTACATTGTCTGGGAATTTTGTCAACATACAGGTGGGAGGTTCTGGAACCAGCGGCAACGGTTCCGTCTGGTTTTTCCCAACCGGAGGCGTTGAAATCGGGGGATACAACAACGACCCCGGCTTCGGCAGTCTTTATTGCACTGGAACCATCACCTCCGCAGGAGCGAAGGCGTTCAAGATTGTCCACCCGCAGGACAGCAGCAAGTACCTCATCCACGCTTGTCTCGAAGGCCCCGAGATTGCCGTCTTCTATCGCGGGGAAGGGCAGACCGGGGAGGATGGACTAGCCACCATCACCCTACCGGATTACTTTGAAGCCCTCACCGCCAAGACAGGCCGCACCGTACAACTCACCGAACTCTTCGAGGACGACGACACCGATATCGGCAAACTGGCAGCATCCAGGGTCAAAGACGGCAAGTTTACAGTGCGTTCCGAGTACGCTTCGCAGCGGTTTTACTGGGAAGTAAAAGCCGTCCGCGCCGACGTGGATCCGCTCATCATCACCACCGACGTAGACGCCTGAAAAGCGTATAGTCGGGCTGGGGGGAAAGCAAAGAAAAACTCCCCCGATAGGGATGTTTTTATTAGGCCGGGGAAGCAAGGCACCCCCGGCCTTTTTTGCGCTTGACGCCGGCGACTCGCTATGAGTAGCATTGAGCAATGCCGACCAAAACCATCGCAGTACACACCAGCGAATCCAACATAAGCCGACTGGATCAATGGGCGGAAAAGCTAAGGCGTAGCCGCAACTCGATCATGAACGAAGGAATCGAGATGGTGCTAGAGCAATACGACGTCCACCAGCCGAACCTCCCACTCCCAGGCCGCAGCTACCCAACCAACCCCACCCAAAAGAAAGCAGGTAAAAAGAGTTGAACATCGGAGCGGAGATACGAGCAGCCAGAAAGTCCCTGAAACTCAATCAGCAAGATTTTGGAGAGGTGCTAGGCGTTAGTCAGTCTGCCATCTCGAATTGGGAGAACGGAATGGATGCGCCGGACCCCGCCTATGTCGAGCAGATAGCCGTGATGGGGAAAAACCCTAATCTCGCAATCGCCTACTTCAACGAATCCGGCGTGTCCTATACCGTTCAGGTTCACAACCCGCCACATAAAACAGTCGAGACGCTACAGCAGAGGTTGAGCGAGATGAGGACCACTTTAGCCCCGCTCGAAAGCATCACCGCCAGTCTCAAAAAATCCATTCGCAGCTTAGAAATAGAGCTTGCCAAAATATCAGAAGAGAGAGCGACCAATTGAGAATCATTCGTTTTACAGCAGAGAACATTAAGCGGTTAAAGACCGTCGACATAACTCCGAACAAATTTATGGTCCGACTCTCAGGAGGCAACGGAGCCGGCAAGTCTTCCGTTCTGGATTCCATCGAATACGCCTTGATGGGGACCAAGACGGTCCCGAACTTCCCGGTTCGCAAAGGATCCGGCAAAGCCTTTATCAAAGTGGACCTGGGGGAGATTGTTGTCACCCGCAGGATCACCGAGGGAAGCCCGAAGCGCGCCGGCTATCTCACCATCGAAGGCAAGGACGGCAAGGTGTGGAAGGATCCCGATGAGGTGTTACGCAGCCTCATGGGAGCGATCAGCTTCGATCCGCTGGACTTTATTCTGATGACACCGAAGGCCCAGTTCGACGCCCTCTCTCATATCGCCATGCCCGACGTCGACCTTGACGCCATCGAGGTACAGGCGAAGGCCGACTATGACGCGCGCACCGTAGCGAAGAAGGAGCGCGATGCCCTTTACACCCGCCGCGATGCGATCCACGTACCCGCCGACCTCCCCAAAGAGAAGTACGACGAAGCCGCACTCATCACCGAGCTCCAACAGGCCGGCGAGTTTAACGCCGCCATCGAGCGCGAGAAGCGCGAGCGCGGGAACTACGAACACGAACGAACGCAGGTGGACCGCAATATCGAGGAGCGACAGGAACGCATCGACGCAATGAAGGCCGATATCGAACGGCTGGAAAAGGCGAACCGTGAAGCAGTAGGAGAAGCCGCGAAGATGGACGCGACAATCCGCTCATGGGAACCATTGGACAGCCCAAAGGATTCCGCCGAGATAGCCGAGCGGATCAACAACGCGCGGACGATTAACGCAGCGATCGACAGAGCCGCCACGCGCGCCAAAATCGAAGCCGAGGCCGAAGCCAAGCAAGAGGAGTGGAAGAGGCTGGACGAGGCTGTAGAGCGCGGCCAGAGGCAGAAGGATGAAGCCCTGGCACTCGCTAAGTATCCAATCGAGGGACTGGGATTCGATACCGGCAAACGCGAGGTGATTTATAACGGCCTACCCTTTGACCAGTCGAGCCACGCCGAGCAGATGAAAACCAGCGTAGCTATTGGCATGGCGATTAACCCGAAACTCCGGATCATGCGGATCAAAGACGGATCACTGCTGGACGACAAGAGTTTGGAACTGATAGCGGAGATGGCCAAAGCGGAAGATTTCCAAATTTGGCTGGAATCCGTTAGCACTACAGGGAAGATCGGAATCTATCTTGAAGATGGGGAAGTAGTAACAGTGAACGACGAACCATTGAACGAGGAACCCAAAAAACATGCCGCCAAGAAAAGGACAAAAGTGGAAGCGAAACCTATTCGCTAAAACACCCACCATCGTAGCCTGCGCCCTATGTCCGGCTAAGTTTGAACGTCGAACTAGCCGGATGAAATATTGTGACCGTTGTAGACCGAGAGCCAACTTTAAAAAAACAACCATGCGAATTGTGCAAAGAGCCTAAGACTGAAGCACACCACGAGGATTATTCTCAACCGCTTAACGTGCGTTGGCTTTGCAATCCCTGTCATAGACAGGTTCACAAAGAAATACAAAAGATTCCAGCGTCGGAATAAACCCGACACTGGGAGCGAGGCGCGGGATGACGCAAGGAACCATCCCACCGCCGGACAGAGCAAGGGGCAACGGACGCGCGACGTTGCCCCTTCCCCTACTAAATGAGGAACGGCCACACAATGACTAACAACCCTTCATGGAAGACAGGGACGAAGACGAATGCAACTGACAGAAGAAAAGATAGGCCTGATGCTGGACCGGTTCATCGCTATCGCTAAGGACCAGCGCAACCGCATCCCTTACAGCAAAGACGAACACTTTCCCAGCCTAGTTATCCTGCTAGGCCCATTCGGAGAGATGACGACCATCCCCGCCCAGTGGAGCACCAACGGCGAGAAGTACAGATTTTTTAAGGCTGTCAGCTACACCGCCCAGAAGACCCTAACAACCGCCGTCGCCCTCATCTCCGATTCCAGATCCGTCAAGGGAGACGACAAGTTCAGCGCATTTATCGGAATCGAGCCCATCGAAAAAATCGGACTTGAAGCATGGAGAGAGGCGTATAACCGCATCCTTAACGCGCGATACGCCGGCGAGGTGAAGAACCTACCCCGCGAGTTTTGGACCGATTCAATTTGCGTCGTAATGAAAGGCCCAGGCATAAAGCCCGTGGCGAGGCTACAGAACTACGGCCCCGGCCCGAACGACTCGATTGCATGGGGAGAGCAGAGCACCCAAAAAGATAATACCCTTCACTTCAACCTGCTACCCGATTGGTGGTGTTGAGATGCCCTTTCCAACCAGCAAGGCCGCAATGATCGAAGCCGGCTATACCCACCTAACGACCCGCAATTGTCCCTGTGGAGCTCCGATGGAACTATGGCGGACCCCAGACGAGAAGACCCTACCCATGAATCCCATGCCGGCAAACGACAGCAAGGCCGAGAGCCACTTTTCTACATGCCCGAAAGCCGTTCAATTTCGCCGCGCGCCCAGGCCGAAGAAACAAAACCTCGAGCTTTTTTAGGGGAGACTAAATGAGAAGCGTCTATCAGCTTATCCAGCTAGTTCAAGACGGCAAGGTTAACAGCATCGAGCAGGGGAGAGCCGTCATCGAGGAAGAGGTACAGAGCCGCGTCAAGCTACTGGGGACCAAAGAAACATCCACACGCGATATTCTCAGGGAAAATATTGGCTACAACACCGGATACGGCGACAACAAACTAGCGGATAAGGTAATGGAGTTTTACGAATGTGAGCACCCTATATTCGGAAAGAAGCACCCCACCGCAGAGGAAGCCTTGCGAATGTCAATTGAGGTAGGAGAAAGACTGCGAGCGGAGAAGGAGGAGACCCAGTGAGCGAGGATGATAAAAAACGCTTGAAGGAAATGTTTAACGGCCAACTCACTCCGGAAGAAATTGCGGAGATGGAAGCGTTCACAGACGAGGCATGGCAGTATGCGACGTCGATCCGCGAATTGTTCGGGGACACCGCGCGCGGATTCATGCTCTACATGATGGCCCTTTACATCCTGCAATGGAACAGCCCAGAGATGTTCAAGGATATGGAGCGGACGCCGATCCGAATACAGCAATGGTTTGCAGCCGGCCATCCGGACGACTTGCTAGAAGTCCCCAAGATGCTATTGGCGCGAATCTTGAAAGAGGCAAAGCAGCAGGGAAGCGAGACCATCCAATGAGCCCGACCTATAACGTAACGATCAACTCCTGGGATGGAGAGATTGAAGCCGACAATGAAGACGAAGCCGAGGACAAGGCGCGCGACATTGCAGCCGACCAGACCACCGTGGAACTAGTTGAAGACGACGAGGAAGAGGACTGATGCCGCATATTCGAGTTGAGGGAATTGTTGCCGCCAGCAATAGAGAGCCGTTCGTCATACTGACAATGGACGGAGTGAGAGCGCAGCTAAATATCGCAGAGGCCTTAAAAGTGGCGCACGACTTACAACGACTAGCCGCCAACACCGAGGCGGACGCTATGCTAATCAATTATTTTAAGGATCACGAACTTCCCGAGACAGCACTAGCCGCCCTGTTGCATGACTTCCGCGACTTCCGATTAAGGCAGGAGAACAAGCCCACGGATGGCACAATCGAGAACCCCGACGATCCGGAGAAACTACAGTGAGCCACCCCGATATTGTTCAACCCGGCGAAGGATGCAAGCACCGCGAACACAAGAGCGAAGCCGTATGCAACAAACTGTGCAACCCAGGCAAGACGCTATGCCCCCACCACCAGCTAATTGAAGAGGTTCGCGCGGATGAGAAACTGAGAAGAGAAAAGCGCGAAGCGAATGTAAGGAAGCGGATAGCCAGATGAGAATTGATTGCGAGCAATGCCACGGGACCAGCTACCTACCGAACGGCGACAGATGCCCATGCAGAGAAGAAGACGACGCCGCCGAGGGACGGCGGAAGCAGATGCGGTTAGAACCGGCCAGGACACGCGATCCGGAGGCGTAGGAGGCTACCCCACCACCCAAGACGCAGAGAAGCCGTGGGGAGTGTTCCCACGGCCTCTATTCAAGTGGATTATAGAGAAGGTAATCAGTAGTCAGCCACCGCCCTTTGTGCTTTATAAGTAATGGCGACAGCAGCGTCAATTGCAAAATACTCCTCCAACGTCAGGAAGCGAATCCCCGTCAGATAATGGCGAACCCGCCACAGCTTTTCTATCGCGCCCCTTTGTGTCCGAGGAACCATGATTAGAGTCCCCCATCTTTGAGATATGTTTCCGCTTGTTGGCGAGTTTGAAACGCCATCTTCGTACCCTTGACAGCAAATAATGTGCCGAACCGCGTAGCGACTGGGTAAATGTCTCCTCTATCGGAGATGTGCTCATGAATGAGCCGGTTATATTCAGCACTCCCAACCGATTCGAGTAATGCGAGTCTGGATTCTGGACTATCCCAATTCAATTTAGATGCCCCTTTCGTTTGGGTTATAGAGGTTGAGCGCGTTAGCGATCCGATCCGCCATAGTGCGAGAGGTGGCAGTGGCGACCAGCGAGGAAGGCCGGCGGACGCGAAAAATATCGTTCGCTTTGGCGACGTATTCAGGGCGATCCGCGTCCGGCGGAATATTCCCCCGCCGGCGAGCGTCTTCTATCGCCGCGTCTACCGAATCACCGCGCCCTAGTTCCTTGAGCGAGGAGAAGACGAAGAAGCCGCCTTCACCCCGCCCAGGCACGACAGACGGCAGGTAGACACCCGCGTCTGTCAGGATTTGAAGCGCGCGTTTATTGTCCATCGCCCACCACTTCCGAAGCCCCAGCCCAATCATGCAGTTTGGCCAACATTTCACGCCGAGCTTCCCACCATTCAGGCTTTTGCTCGTTTGTACGCCAGCGCGATAGTTGAGAGCCTACGGCATCTATAAGTAATAAAATTTCGCCCTTGTTAAGAGGAATCAAAGCGGATCCTTTCGGCTGGATTGACGCGCCAGCCGCGCGGTTAGTTTGTGGCAACCGCCACGGGTTAAGCAGTCTCATCCTCAGAGAAGCCGTTAGTGTGGAGAGTTTCAAGAATGAATTGATCCGCTTTGTACGACAGAAGCGCAGACCTCGAATCCATAGCCAGCATTCCCTGTAGAGACTTACCCATATCGAGGAACAGCGGACCCGCATAATGATCCGCACCGATAGGAGTCTTATCCTCATTCCAAGCCAGCCCTTTGTGAGCTATAGCGATGCGGTTAAAGCCATCAAGGGCGACAATCAAAGCCACCCCAGCCGCGTACACATCGAGCCCAATATTTTCGTTAGCGCGCAAAACCAGCCGATTATGAGACGCCGCGCGATCCCGGTCAAAATCCGGCATATCAGCCGCCGGTACAATTGTCAGCCTTTGCAAAGTATCTCTGTGCAACATCGAAGAGGATCCTTTCGGCTGGATTGACGCGCCAGCCGCGCGATTAGAGGTTAGAAGCGATCCCCGCCAGTCAGCAGCAGGGCGACGACGTAAGCCAGAAGCACCAGCGACCAGACCAGACGCGGACTAATCACCGAAAACCGCCGAGGTAACGCGTTGAGACCTTTCGGTATCCAGCCGCAGGACCACCAGCCCCGCGTCTAGCTCATCATCCCCGCCAGCCGTTTGCACCTCCTCAAACACCTCCCAAATGGCCGAGGAAAGTGTGGAGTAAGAACGGTGGAACTGCCAGAAATCAGCCGACGCGCGGACATAGTGACGCGCATTAAGAAGAGTGGAGAGAGCTTTGATGCGTGGGGTTATAGCAGAGTCTAAAACCATTTTGGTCCTTTCGTTTGTGGCAAATCGCCACGGGTTAGATTGAATACTATCATGCCGCCATGATGGAGGCTAGTCGAGAATGAAGGTGTGAGGTTCGACGGGGAGACCAGCATCAAACCTATCAATAAACTCCACCGCCGCGCGTGGAGTATCGTGCGTCCCGTTCGAGCCGCCATCTACGGCCAGCTTGAACGGCCCAATCCATGCCCGTGAACAGCCAGTGGCGCGCTGTAAGGCTAAGGCCTGCGGACATGCATTAATCGACTTAGCGCGACCCGCCGCAATATCTTCCGAGGTAATACAGACAACGATCATTTTGTGATCCTTTCGTTTGTGGCAACCGCCACGGGTTAGATTGAATACTATCATGCCGCCATGTTGACTATGAGCGGAAGAAGATTGAGCCAGGATAACGCCGCCGAACCTCAGCCACCGCGTCCGCGCGATCCGCCGCGCGGAGATGAATGTTAACGTCATCGGAATCATTAAATGCGTGAAAGAGTGGCGCGCCGACCCCGAAGTATTCGCCCGTCCGATCATAGCCGCCACGATTCAAATACACGCGCGAAACTGAGACGCGGCACGCCTCCCGATCCGCGCGTAACTCTTCATCTGAAATGCAAAATAGTTGGATCATGCCGCCACCTCTTCCGAGGTGGCAGCTATTGACTTGCGAAGCAGGATAAATTCTGCGGCCTTTTGCGCGCGCTGGGCAGCTTGCACCGCCATTGCAGTATCGTTTTTAAGCTTCCGCAGCCAGCCCTGAATATAGGCGACCGAGTTAGTAACTCGTTCCTCATTCGAGCAGCCAGTTTCAGCGCAAAGGAACGCAGCCGCAAACTCAGCCGTTAACTCTTCTTTGCTGTAGTCCTCATCCCCAAACCCCTTCATAGATTGCAACTCAGGGCGATTAAGACGCGTCTTGATGCCGGTAGAATGGGCGAACTCATGAAACAAGGTGGCATAGTATCCACCGGCGGAATTGAAGGATTCGCGCGTGGGCATTTGAACATGATCCGTCGACGGCTGAAAGTAAGCTTTGTCCCCACCGTGACCCAACGTTGGATGCGACGCGGACCCCATGAAAGCCGAAACCACGGTATCGCAGGATTCAAGCGGATCAAACGTCACACCCTCAAAAGGCAACTCCACAGGTACACCGTCCATTTGTTCCACGTTAAAGACGCTGTAGATTCGCGCGAACGGGAACTCTTTTCCTTCCGCAATTTTTTCTTTACTGGGGAACTTCCAGAACACGACGGGAGACGCCTTTTCGCCTTTGCGGACCTGATAGCCTTTGGATTGCGCTTGCTTGTACGTCGCCCATCCGTTAGAGCTATAAGGGGAACACAGAAGAGAAAAGACGTTGATACCGCGATAAGGCAATCCGCTTATAAGGTTGTAAGGCAATCCGGAAGTCTTGCCAGACGTCCTCCATTCCTTCCGCCACGGAATAACCCCAGCTTCTAACGCGTCAATAATTCGATTAGTAATTGTTTCGTAGGTATTCAAGATTGGATCCTTTCGTTTGTGGCAATTGCCACGGGTTATTTATTTGATGATTGTATCATGCCTCCATGATGGAGGCATGATTTATTTATCCGCAGATAAGTCTGTTTTGTAGCGCGGATAATGCCGCTCTAACATTGTTGTTTGAAGCTTCCGCGATGCCGGCAAAGTTTGGAGCCGTTTCCCCATCAGCTTCATTCTCCCAGACGCGCGCAAGTAGTTCCGCGATTTTAGGATTCATGCCTTGCGTTGAGAATAGAACTTGGCCAACAAAACGAGATAGCAACCTATCTTCGAACCTTTCGACACTGTTACAGGTGAAAATAAAAATCGTGTTCCTTGGACGCGCAGTGGAATCTAGTAGGGATAAAAACATATGTTGAGCCTGTAACGTCATTTGATCCGCTTCATCTACTACAACAAGGTGCCAGCCGTTCCCGAACATGGGGAAATGGGAAAGTCTGTCTTTAAGATTCTTCACTGTCTCCAGTGTGCAACCTTGGGATGGGATGTGATGCAGTTCCGCATTCATCTCGGAAGCTAGAGCAAAGGCCAACGTTGTCTTACCAGTTCCCGACTTACCTACAAATAGCCATGCAGACTCGAATGGGTTATCCGCGATTTTGCGACACGCGCGTTTAGCTTTGTCGATACCGACAAAATCAGCAATTTTTGTAGGCTTGTATTTTTCAGTGAATAGCATTGGGTGGGTTTTCCTTTCGTTTGTGGCATCAGCCACGGGTTCGATTTACACAATGTAATGGGTGAGTACCCCAGCCGTCAAGAAAATAATTTGGGGACGGTTCCCACGCTGTATCCGGAAGCGGGTCGGAGCCCATCCGGAAGCGGGTCGGAGCCCATCCGGAAGCGGGTCGGAGCCCCATCCGGAAGCGGGTCGGAGCCCCATCCGGAAGCGGGTCGGAGCCCCATCCGGAAGCGGGTCGGAGCCCCATCCGGAAGCGGGTCGGAGCCCAGCCAATCCACCAAAAATAAAACCGATAGGGTCTCCATAAAATAAATATGGACCGGGGTGGGGATACCCCTTGCGGATGGGCCACCAGAAATGTTAGGCATCGTGCACTACCTAGCC